TCCCATACATCCACATCCAAGATGATGCTCCTTGACATGGAAACCATCTTTATGGGTGATAAATAACACGATTTTTATCTTATCACCTATTTTCTGATCAAAAACATTTAGATAAAACTCGCTCTCGTCATCCGTAAGTCCTATATCAAATGCATCGTTAGGGCACTCGATATTAAAATCGTTATGATCGGCGGTTATGACCTCCATAGCATTCCATTTGGCTTTCTCTCCTTCCACGAACTTCAACGGGCATACCTCGGTCTTCATCCAAGCCTTCTCCTTGATAAAACAACCACACAACGAACATGCCTGTCTTCCCATCAATCTTTGCAGCAATACCTTAGCTGGTAACTTAAAGAAAGCTATA